TTACCATATGATAATGGTGAAGAAGATAAAGGATATGTATTCCAATTATTATATGGGAAGATGTATGGTATTCTTGCTAAAAAACTAGAATATAAATATGATCATAAGTTTAAAAGTTTCATGTATGATATTAAAAAGGTCAAAGATGATCCAATTAAAAAAATAGATATTAATGATATTTCTATCCCAGTTGATGTTAATGGTAAGTATGTACTCCCCCAGATAATGCAAAGATATGAATCATTAATGTTCCAGGATGTTTGGGTATATCTAAAAATAACAGGTATTAGATTTTTAAGTCTACACGATGGGTTATATTTTATTGATAATGTATCAGAAGATACTATTAATGATATAAAAAACATAATATCAAAATATATAGATGTATTTTTTTCATTTCATTATGATAAAGTTGAAAATAAATAAAATATATCATTGACATTAATGTATTGATAATTTATAATTAATTTATAAATCAAATAAATAAAACATTGGAGACTACAACATGAACGAAATAAACAAAGACGCAAAGACTTATATGGGTAAGAATATTAATTATGTAAATGGTTATCAATCAATATGTTATAATAATAAATCAACAATGGTTCATCGACTGATATGGGAACATTATCATAATGAAAAGATTCCAAAGGGATATCTTATACATCATATAGATGGAAATAAGACTAATAATATAATAGATAATCTTCAGTTGATATCAAAGTCAGAACATAGGAAGCTTCATATGCTTGGTGATAACAATCCAAACTTCAAATATTTATATACAATGTTTGATAAAAATAATAATTTAGTTGGTATTAAAGAACCTTTAAACTATTATATGGATAATATTGGATGGAATATAAATAGTGTTGTTGCAAATTATAGAGTCAAGAATGGTAGAATAAATATTAAGGGTGGAAAGCATAAAGGTTCGGTTGTAATTATTCATCGTGTTTCATTGTAGTACTCCGACTACATTAGTATTTATATTTTAATTAATTTGGCCCAGTGATTAATTTCATTGGGTCTTTTTTATAAATAGCAAAATAACTTGGAACAAAATATGATATACTTGTTATATATGTATAAATTCAAAACCCATTTAGGAAGGAATAACAAATGAAAGAAAAAATACGCATATTAATAACTGAGTTCAATAAAAACCTTACCCATAGCCAAAGATGTAATTTGAAAACTAAATCATCCGGTGGTATATGTGACTTCTGTTTGAATAAACTAAAGGCAACACTATTTGTACCTACATCTTATAAGTACCTCATCCATCCAGTATATAGCGAATATACAATGATAGGTCCATGTTGTTTAGATAGATACCTGGATAGATTAGTTGAAGAGAAAGTTAAATATGAAATAGTTAATCTTATGGTTAAAGAATATAAAGATAAACTTAGGAGTACACGTAAGATGGAGGTTAAATCTAATGGTAGCAAAAAAGATAACACCTCCAAAAAATAAAAAGGTAACAAAATTAAAGGTAACAAAATTAAAGGTAATAAATAAGAAAATATCAAATGAAATAAATATAAAGAAGATAAGATCCATATTAAATGCCAAGGGAAAACCCGGTCCAAAGAAGGTTAGTAAAAATATATCTGATAATGAATTAAGATTAATATATAAGATGGCATGCGCCGGTATACAGGAAAGAGTTATATTAAACTGTTTACATTTATCTGAAAACATAATGTCCAGTGATAAACCAAATGATATTAAAAGATATGGTGATATAATTTTAGTAATGGAACTAGCCAAGATGGAAAGATTAACAAATCTATCAGAAACATTATATAGGAAGGCATTATCAGGTGATACTGCATGTTTAATATTTGCATTAAAGACCCAGGGTAAAGAATATGGTTGGTCTGAAAAAGCTCCAGAAGATAAAGATAAAAATGTAAATGAATCATTAGTTGATTTGATAAGAGATTTGAGTAAAAAATAAATGATTATTAAAAAAGAATCTAATATTTTGGGGGGTTTTGGTGGATAAATCAATATTAAAACATATAACAACATTTGAGGGATACGTAACTAATGTTATGGATATAACCGTATCAGAACAACAGATGACATTTATAAAACATATAGACATGTTAATATCATCTAAGATAAAGAAGAATATACTAAAAGTCCCATTAACTGATATAGAAAAAGAATATGCATCAAAGTTGGGCATGTCTGTCAAGTCGGGCAGAGGTTGCGGGTAAAGATTTCATCATAGCAGTTTATATATTATGGTTTGTTTTGGTATTCCCAAGTACATCAGTATGTACAGCGCCAACAGGAACGCAGTTGAGTACCATTCTTTGGTCTGAAGTTAAAAAATTAATATCAAAGATAAAATATGATTGCATTAAATCATTATATGTAGTTACTAATGATAAGGTAAAATGTTCAGGTAATGGATATGAATCATTTGTTATAGCTAGAGCTTCTGGTAATAAAAATGCATCAGCATTATCAGGTTATCACAATGATTACATGACACTGATAGCCGATGAGGCAACTGGGATATCTGATGAAGTATTTGAACCTCTAGAAATGACGATGACAGGTAAAATGAACATATTACTATTAATATTCAACCCAGTGGTATTATCTGGATACGCATATGATTCACAGGAACATCCAGTATTAAGTAAACAGTTCATAAAATTACATTGGCCATCAACTGAATCAAATATAGTATCAAAAGAGAGTATAGAAAGAGCCGAAGAAAGATATGGTATAAATTCTAATTACTATAGAACATCTATAGCAGCAAAATGGCCAAAAGAGTCAACTGATTCACTTATACCGATACATATGGCTAGATGGTGTATTAATAGACAATATGATGAAGAAACTGCAATAGTACCAAATAAAGATGAACCAATTGTTATAGGGGTAGATCCATCAAGATCAGGTGCTAATGGATGCGATACAATTTGTACGGTAAGGCAAGGTAGTTATATATATGAGTTTTATAAACCAGAGAATCAAGTAGATTCAGTTAAAATGGCAGATGAAATAATAGATGTATTATTTTCTAGGTATCCAAACTTTACATATTGCTTTGTTGAAACAAACGGACTTGGGGGAGTTTTCTATGATATAATTAAAAAATATGATAAAGATAGAATAATACCAGTTAATGTTGCAGATAAAAATGTTGATGAAGAGTTTTTAAATATGAGAGCCCAATTATGGTTTAGATTAAGAGAAGCTATAATAAGTGGTTTTCTTGGTATCAATCCAGAAATTGAAAGAAATGAAACTGAAATATTTATAAGTCAAATAACAGATATAAAACAAGATAAAGTAAGTGTTCAGAACTCTGGAAAGTTTAAGGTTAAAATAGAATCAAAGAAAGATATGGCTTCAAGAGGAATAAGTTCCCCAGATTATGGTGATGCTACTATTTTGAGTTTCTATTACACGAAGGAACAATTGGCGCAAAGGTTGAGTATAGGTAAGTATAAACCAGTAAGTGATGCATATTCAAATGAAGATGACATACCAAGCTGGATGGTATAGTAAAGATATCAAGTTTAGAATACTTGGTATGATAACTAAGGGAGTTAATAATGCAATTTTTTATTACAGATGATAATTACAACCATGAACACATTATATTAATATCAGATAATGGTAAAGCATATGTTAGTACAGATGATGGACATTCCCATTTTCCAGAACTGGTACCGCCATCAGAAATAACAACTGAAGAATCTATGGTTATTATAAATGATCAACCTGCTGAATTAATGTTTGATCCAGATATTGAAGAGCACTCACATACATTAATGCCATTAAAAGAATCTAAATTAAAATGGACATTAGATGATGGTGAAGAGTGGTCACAGCAATTTGAAAAATATCAAGACGCAGATGAGTTAGAGAAAGATTCTATTGAATCCGGTGTTGAATCAGAAGGATTTGTTATCGGTGGTAACATGCAATGGGATGAAAAAGTTATTAAAGCTAGAACTGATATGGGTAAACCTGTATTATCAATTAATGTAACCCAACCAATGATAGATACGTTAATGGGAATGTTCTTACAAGCTGAAACTGATTTCAAAGCATATCCAAGTGAAGAAGGTGATGAATTAATAGCATCAGTTATAACTAGATTATTAAAACATGTTACAAGTGTTAATAATTTACAGTATCAATCAATGAAAGTATTTAAAGATGGTATTATAGCTGGTAGAGGTTGCTTCATGCCATATATAGATTATGGTGATAATATTAAAGGTGATATTAAGATTAAATGGGCTGACTGGAAAACATTTAGATTTGGTCCACATAAAAATGAAGACTTATCAGATTGCCCATATTTATTCATACAGAAATGGATAACCAAACAAGAAGCTAAAGATTATTTTGATTTAACTGATGATGAATTATCAGTATCTTCTTCAATATTAAAATCAGATAGTACTCATGTTGTACAAGATGGTGGAAGTCTGGAACCTAATTCAGAAATATCAGTTGGTAATAATAATGGTGGTGAGCCCGGATTAAATATATCATTGAAAGATGGTAATAAATATCTAGTATTAGAAAGAAGAGATAAAGTAGTCAAATCAATTCCAGTTGGTATATTAGATGATGAAGTATTAGAACTTGGTAATTATAAGAAATATATATCAAAGATAAAAACCATTGAAGATATAAAGATAGTGAATAAGAAAATAGAAAGAATTAAGATAGTTGTTTCTGTTGGTTCTAAAATAGTAGCTAAAGAATTAGTATCTGATCAATTCGCTGATTTCTTTGTAACGCCATATTACGTTCATAAGTTCATCAGGAATAATAAAAATATATTTTATGGTAAGGTTGAACAGTCAAAACTCCCACAACAGGAAATAAATCTAAGACATTGCCAATTATCTCAGAATGTATCCGGATCAAGTAGTAACAAATACTTCTATGATAGCAATACATTTATTAATGATAATGATAGACAGAAGTTTATACGTAATGCTCATAGACCAAATGGTGTATTTAGAGTTGATAATATAGCCAATAGACCACAATTAGAAATAGGGGCCCCTGCTCCTACTGGTGCTGCTCAAATGTTAGAAACAGATATCCGTTTATTCAGACAGATAACTAATGTAAACCCGGAAATGCTTGGTACTGGTGGAGATAGTAGTTCCCAATCTGGTGTAGCGATCATGCAAAAGAAACAATCTGCAATGGTTGGAAATGAAATTGTATTTAGTAACTTCAATATGGCTAAAGTTAAACTTGGTAATCAACTTATTAAACTAATGCAGGAGGTATATGCCAATGATCCTGAGAGAATAGTAAGGATACTGCAAAATAATTATACAAAGAATAAATTCCAGTTACCAGTAGATGGTCAACAACAAGACTTCAAAGAAATACCAATAGATTATATAATAGAGAAATTAAAAGATATAGATCTATTAAAGTATGATGTTGTTGTAGATCTATCCCAGCATAGTCAGTCAGCAATGATGCAGAACTATATGTTATTATCAGAATTAGCAGGTAAAGGTATCCCAGTTCCGATGGAGTTATTAATAAAGAACTTACCTATTCCAGAAAAAGATGAAATAATTATGGGTATACAAAGAAATCAACAAATGCAGATACAGCAACAAATGCAACAACCCCAACCCAAGCCAAAAGGTCAAAGCCAAAATGTTCCAGGTAATCCTAATAATATGAAACAAGTAAGATAATAAAGGAGATCAATCATGCCATTATTCAGTTTTAACAAGATCAAGAATAGAGTTATCAACGGTACTATACAAAGTTATATTGAAAAGTATAAGAAAGATCCGAAGCTATTACGTGCATTGCTAAGGGAAATAGTAGATGGTGCTAATGATTTCATTGATGAACCAGCAGAAAGAGAAGCCATTGCTATAGTTATAAGAGATGAGATAGAAGAAGTTACTGGAAATGATATTCCATTTTTTGATGATGATGAAGAAGTTAAAATGATAGTTGACTTTATTGAGAAATTAAATGGTATATTACAGAGATATGAAGGTAGATTAAGAAAAGAAAAATAACTTGGAACAAAATATGTAGATGAAGATGTAACATTATATTTAAACATAATGTTACACTTTCTTCAAAATTGTAGTATAATTAATTAGTAATATAATCAAAACCCAATCATTCGGAAGGATTAATAACATGACAGAAGAAAATAACATTGTAGAGGAAACAAGTGTAGATGATATATTAACGGAATTTGGTATAGAGAACACTGAAGATAAATCAGTTGATGAAATTATAGCTGAAATTGAAAAAGGTGAATCTAAAGAAAATGATGATACCAAAGAAAATGATGATACCAAAGAAAATGATGTTCAACCTGATACTAAACCAGTTGAAAATACTAAAGATAAAACATATGATGATTATACAAAAGAAGAATTAATAGCACATTTACAAAAGAAAGATAAAAGAATAGCAGATAAAGATACATTTATTGGTAAAAGAAGTAGTGAAATAGGTGACTTACGGAAACAATTGGCTGAATTAGAGAAATCTAAAAATGAAATAGTAGACCCATCTGATGATGATGCTATTGAAAATCCAATTGAATCCATGAAAAAAATACAGGAGAATGTTAATAAACGTCAGGAATTAGAAAGTAGGATTAGTAATATCAGGAGTCAAGATATAAGCCAAAACAATATTAGGATTATAGAAGAAACTCTTGGTAAAGATTATGATTACAAAACCAATATGACTGCCGTTATTGAGATTCTCAAACAGGACGAAGCTGGTGATAAGTTTATTAATGCTTTTATAAATAATCCAGGTTCCTTTGATACATCGGTTACATTCAATCTATTTAAAAGAGCTGAAGCGTCACTCAAAATAGCTTCACTAGAAAAGAAAATTGAAGACCTAACAAAATCAAAGAAATCCATAACGGATAATTTTAATAAAGCAGGTAAGAAATCTATTAATGATATTCCTGCAACAGTTGGTAAGGATTATTCAAATATAGATATCGACTCACTAACTCCAGCACAGGTAGACAAATTACTCAAAACTTTAAAATAATTAGATAAAATCCATAGGAGGATTAAAAAATGGCTATAACAACTATATCAACATCAAATGAATTGCGTAAGGCTCTCTGGGAAAAGAAATTATATGACAGAATGATTGCAGATTCCTTTTTTAGTAGATTCTCATCTGACAAAATGAACTCTTTGGTCTGGATTAAAGAAGATCTTATGAAAGAACAAGGTGATAAAATTACTTTTGGTCTTACAAGTACTGACCCTGAATCAGAAGAGGGTGTTAGTGGTTCCGATACTTTAGAGAATAATGAAGTTGCATTAGAAACAGGTAACTTTAAGGTTGAACTCGAAGTATACAGACAGGCTGTAAGAGATAATATTATAACAAGAAAACGTGCATGCTTTGATGTTTCCGCTGAAGAAGAGGAATGGCTTAGAAAATGGGGAGTTGCTAAATTAGATAGACTTCATTTTTCAGCTGCTTATTCAAGTCCTACAAATGTATGTTACATGAACTCTACTGCATTTACAGTTGGTTCTAGTGCTGCTACTGCATTGGCTGCTGTTGATGCAACTAATGGTAAACTTACTCCAGCACTTATTGCTAAAACAAGAGTAATCGCTAAAACTGGTAACGGTGGAAGCGCATATAGAATGGATCCTATCGTCGTAGATGGTATGGAACTTTATATACTCGTTGTTCCAGAAGATGTAATGTATGACCTTAGTCAGAACTCTGCAATGCAACAGGCACAAAGAGATGCATTAGAACGTGGTAAAAAGAATCCTATATTTAGAGCTGGTGATTTACTTTATAATGGTGTACTTATTACTGCAAGTTCAAGATGTAATTCTACACTTGGTGGTGCCGGTGGTATTATTCCTGTTGCTGAATGTTTATTCATGGGTAAATCTGCTATTTGTAGAGCTGATGGTAAAAAGTTTTCTTTGGTATCAAAAGATTTTGATTATGATTTCCAAAAAGGTCTTGCTGCTATGCTTTATACTGGTATTGAAAAAGCTCAATTCGCTAGTAAGGATTATTCATTGATTGATCTTGTTGTAGCACGTACAGCAATATCTAATTCATAGTAACTGTTTTTTGGGTGGTTGAAATATATCACCCATTTCTTTAAAATTATAACAATCCAATAGGAGGATTAAAAAATGGCTACAGTAAATATTAGTAACGATATAGCAAGAGCAGGTTTAGCAGGAATTTTACAGAGTGTAACAGCTCAATTTAGTGCAGTATCTAATCCAATGGCAACTGCTGATACCCAGAAACTTATTAAACTTCCACCTTATGCAATTATACATAGTTTTCAGTGCGTTATTGATACTGGTGAAGGTGCAACAGCAACTGGTGACTTTGGTATTGTTGGTGATGATATTACTGATGATCCTAATGGTCTTGACGATGCTGTTAACCTTGCAACGGCAGGTGTAAAATCTTTTGGTGTTGCTGGTACTGACGCTGCAATTGGTTTGGATATGGGTGCTTCTGGTGGTTATATAACAATGGGTGTTGATAATGCACTAGATGCTGCTATTTTCACTATTACAGTTGTATATTCCCAGTCTCAGAACGCATAACTTATAAATAGGCAATTATATGGGTGGATCCATTAACTTGGGTTCATCCATTTTTAGGAGTAATGATGTATAAAAAATTAATTATATTTATATTTATGCTTATATTATCACTTCCAGTATATGCAGGTATCAATGGAGAGGCATTAGCTTTTGATGCTACTAATAATATATGGAGAGTTATTAATATGACCGCAGAAGGTCTTATTGTAGCATCTTCAAGTGTATCGATAGCAACAGCTCCACCATTTATTAACCTTTCAGCTCCAGTAGGGGCAATGGCTGGTTATGTTTCTGCAAGTGATATGTTTGTACCATTAATGTGCGATGCAACTGGTAATTTAATGGTAACAGTTTCTGGTAGTAGTGGTAGTTTACCTTCTGGGACTTCAGGAGATATATTAATATATGGTACTACATGGGAAGTATTGAATAAAGGTACTGCAGATCAAGTATTAACAATGAACTCAGGTGGGTTATTGCCAGAATGGAAAGCCGATGGTTCATCCACTGCTCTACATAATGACTTAGGTTCTATTGATGGTGGTGAAGCTGGATATTATGGTCATTTAACTGCTGCTGAAATGGCAGTAGTTGATAATACATCTAATGCAAATACTGGCGATGAGACAGTAACAACAATTAAAACTAAATTAGGTGCTGCTTCAACTTCTACTGATGGATATTTAACTTCTACTAATTGGAATACATTCAATGGTAAAGTTGATAATCCAATGACAACTCAAGGTGATGTAATTTATGGTGGTACAAGTGGTGCCCAAACTAGATTAGCAAAAGGTACAGCAACTCAAGTATTAACAATGAATGCAGGTGCAACTGCCCCAGAATGGGCTGCTGCAAGTGGTGGATTTGAAAATCCTATGACAACTGCTGGTGATGTTATACTTGGTGGTACAAGTGGTGCTGCTGGTAGATTAGCAATAGGTGCAGCAACTCAAGTATTAACATCAGATGGTACAACTGCATCATGGGCTGCTGCAAGTGGCGGATTTGATAATCCAATGACAACTGCTGGTGATATTATACTTGGTGGTACAAGTGGTGCTGCTGGTAGATTAGCAATAGGTGCAAGTACTTATGTATTAACATCAAATGGTACAACTGCATCATGGGCGGCGGCTGGTGGCGGTAGTGTTTCACAAACTGAAGTAGTTGAGTTTCCAGCTGGGAGTTTTGATTATCCAAACGGTGCAACTCATGAAATAGCTGCTCTAGATTATTATGATAGTCCTTATACCAGAACATACTTCCAAGCATTTGATGATAGTACAAATAATTCATTAATAATAAGTCATACTTTTAAACCTGGGTTTAATTCTGCCAATGATTTAATCTTTGAATTTGAAGGATTTTCTGAAACACAAACAACAGGTGCTATTGGTATTGGTATTTATTATAGAAAATGGGGTAGTACAACATCGATTGATGCAACAGGAACTGCATATTCAGCGGTATCTTCTGATGTTCCAGCAACTGCTAAATATAAACATATAATCACAAAAGCAATTTCAGTATATGGTTATTCAGCTGGTGATACAATATTTGCTAGAATAACTAGAGATGTTGGTAATGCTGGTGATGACCTTTCAGGAGATTGGAACTTGGTCATGTTTAGATTGAAATATACAAGGTCTGAATAAGTGGAGGATTGAATAATGAAAATCATTATATTTATTTTAATATTATTTATATCATCTACATCTCATGGTGGTGTATTATGTACTCAAGCAGTCAGTGAATATGCATATAGAGCAATGGATGAGGATATATTAGATATATCTGCTGCTGATAAATTAACTAAGACCGTAATGTTTAAATTTAATTTATCGGCATATTCATCTGCAAAAACAAAAACCCAGTTATTCAATATTTATCAATTAAATAGGTTTCATTATGTACCATATGTTAATAATGCAGATGGTGAATTGAAAATATATTTTAGGATTAAACCAATTTTAACTTGGAATACATATACGCAATCAACTGGGATAACAATTGTTAATGATACAGATACAGAAATTATATTTCAATTTTCATATGTAGATGCTACAAGCGTATTCACAAGTAAAATATGGGTAAATGATGATGATGTTGTTACTGTAAACACAACTGTTAATTCAGAAATTGATGCCATATATTATCCTGACATTCATACTGCTTATAACTTTGGTGGTGATGATCATTATTCTTATACATCTGGTGGAACTATCATATTTGATTGGATTTATTCTTGCTGGGGTGTTACACATATTAATGAACTAAAAACAATTATGAAGTCAGATGGTGGATGTACACTTGTAAATAGGCATGGTAATGAATCTGATAGTTATAGAAAATGGTTGAAATTAGGATTTGATAATGTTAAAGGAACTATAGAAGCAGTGACATATACTGATGCTAAACCTCCAGCAACATTACCAGAATATATTGAAGGTAATGATGCAGCAAGTAAAGATTGCGAGTTTATTAGAAGAAGAGGTAGATATAAGAAGATAAGAAGAAAATAATGAAACATATATTTATAATTATTATATTTCTATGGTTAATACTCCCGTTTGGATACAGTAATAGACCTGAATCGATAATTTTAAGAAACTTATCAGCTGGATATCAAGTGTATTCGGTTGTTAAGTTAAATAGAAGAATTAAATTGATAAATATTGTATGGATTAAAGGTTCTCTTATTAAATTATCTTGGTATAATCAAATATATATAATTCCAGTTGAAGAATATTTCAAGATGAAAATAGGAGACCTTTTAATTATAAAGGAGTGATCATAAATGGAAAATCAAGAATTCCAAGAAAAGGTATTAGATTTTATATCAAGAACAGATGAAAAATTGAAAACAGTAATAACAAAACCTGAATGCGAAATACATCGGGTTAGTATAATAGCAGAGAGGAATAAAGTAATATTATCAGTTCATCGAATATATTGGATATGTTTTGGTGCTGCAAGCATATTAGGCATCATAGCAAAGGTAAAGGGGATTATATGAGTTATAAATCAATAATATATTCAATTATGGTTTCACTTACCGGTCACGTTATAACAAAAATAGATACCAAGATAGATACAGAACCTGAAAGAAAAGCATTATCAATCAAAATACGTGATGAGATAGAAAGTAAAATTGGTAGAGATATTCCATTATTGGATGACGAACAAGAACTAAAAAAAATAGAAGATGGATTGATCTTGGTTCATAAAGGTTTATCATCTATTTCTAATTTAATTGGAGGTTAGATATGAATGTTTTTTCATTGGACAACATAACAGCAGGTATGGTTATCAAAGATGCGTTTAAATCAGCTGGATTATATGCAACTGGAGTGGGATTGTCTGGTGAAGAGACATCAGATGCCATTGATAAATTAAATCTAATATTAAATAGTTATCAGAATAATTACCCATTAATTTCAAATCGTAATGAATGTATAACTAAAATTAAAACTAGATCATCTGTAATTGGTCAAGATGGATATGTTTATAACTGTATTAAATCCCATAAGGGAATACTTACATACCCAGATGATACAATTTATAGTGATGGTGATTTATGTTATTCATCTACAGCTGATAATGGGATAATATATGAAGTAACTACAATAGCTCCAGGAACTCGCACATTGGCTTCTGACTGGACTTTAGATAAGAATGAATATTATACCGATGGGACATATTTCTTTAGCCCAGTATCAAATATTGGGAGTTATGCACCAAATGCAAGACCATATTCAGGTGATCTAAACAAATTATACTTTGAAAAATCAGAAACATCATATGAAATAGCTAAAATTGGGCTAACATATGCTAGTGGTGAAACTATTGTAGTAAAACCAAGTGATAAGAATTATTATGCATTATTAAATGTTACAACTGGATTCAATTATACAATAGCAAAAACTCTATCGGTTTGGATGGCAGTAGGTTCTATTTCAACATTGGCAGGCCCATACTATTCAGATACTTATTATAATGCATATGATTTAGTTGAACGCCCATCAGATACATTTAAAATTAATAATGTATATAGTATAAATAAGGATTCTAATAATATCCAAAAGATAAATGAAATATCATTTGATGAGTATATTGGCAAGTTTAATCCAAGTAACACATGTACAAGACCTAGTAGTTATTGTATCAAATCCATTAATAATAAAAAGTATATAATGTTATATCCATTGATCAATGATATAGATACTTATGGTGCTTTGAAAATTGATAGAACTATTAGATTTGATAATATAGGATCTGAAGATGATACTTTAAATATCCCTAGTGATATGTTTCATTTGATATCATATGAATTAGCACAAGAACTAGCAATACTATATGGTGTTGATACAAATACATTCCAGTTGATATCTACTAAATTAGGTGCACTAAAGAATGATTTTAATAAAACATATAAATATACAGATTCAGATTTTGACTTCATTGGAGGATGCTAATATGTTTAGAAAGACAATAGCAACAATTATATTAATATTATTCACTACAATAGGTTACAGTGCATCCTTATTCATGCCGTCATATACAGGGATCAATAATCAATATGGAAAGGTTAATTCCTTTGGTAAATTATATTTTTATGAATCAGGTACAACAACTGAGAAAGATGTATATTCAGATAATGGTTCAACTGTAATATCACAGCCGGTTTCATTAGATGGTACTGGAAGAAGGATAATTTATATAGATGGAACTTATAGGATTATTATAAAAGATAGAGATTTAGTTACTATCATGG